ACCTCTCTTCTTAGGACGGCAACAAACTCTAGTTCTTCGCCATTCCAAGATCCTCTTTTAGCTGCTACATCAATAAGTTGTAACATACCTAATAAAAATTGCTTCTTCTCCATTTTGGTTCTCCTTATATTTATTTATTAATTAGCTGCGATGTATGCTTTACCAGTTGCAATAGCAGTTGTATAAGATGTTTTATCATCTGAACTACCAGCTACATCTGGAGTATCGTCATCACTATCAACAGGTGCATACGTTAAAATAAGTTCTAAATGGTCTACATTCCTTTGTACCATATCGTTAATATCTGATTGCTCCATACCTTCAACATTCCAAGTTCCAGCGTTTACTCCGTTAATCAAAGTTACGCTATCTGTTGCTGCTGTTAAGACTTCGCTTACTGTTTGTGCCATATTATTCTCCTTTTAAATTAACCTTCTAGGGTTTCTATTCTTGATTTTAAATCATCAATTATTGTTTGTTGTTCTTGTATTGCTTTAGTTAGAACTGCAACTAAATTATCAGTAGTCATTTTTAATTTATCTGCTTCTTCATTGTCAGCTATTACAGGATTATCGCCTTCAGCAGTAATAACCTCTTGAGCTAAAAAGCCATATTTAGTTTTACCAACTGCTGTATCGCTATCTCTATTTTCTTTAAATTTATAAGATACTGGTCTTAAATTATTAACTAAATCTAAACCTACTGGTATGTCTTGTATTTCAGTTTTATCTCTAGCATCAGAAGTTACTGTCCAAGCAACTCTTATATAGGCTGCATCTACACTATCGTTTCCTATAACAACTTTATTACTCTGTGAAGTAAGAGTAAATGGAGAACTACTATGTCCAGCTAAATTACCAATACAAGTGTTATTGTCGCCAGTTGTAGCATTTTTAGCTGCTTGCATACCAATAGATGTATTTCTGTTACCAGTGGTTGTATCTTCGTTTGCTTCAAAACCTATTGAAACATTATAATCACCATCGGTGATGTTAAGTGCAGCACTTTTTCCAACAGCAGTATTACCTATTCCTGTTGTAACGTCTGTTAATGCTATATGTCCAAAAGCTGTATTACTGTTTGAGGTAGTACAAGCATCTAAAGCTCCATGACCAAATGCTGTATTAGCTGAGCCTGTTGTTACAGCTCCTAAAGTATTTCTACCAAAAGCATTGTTGTCTGTACCAGTTGTACAAGCATCTAAAGCATTTGCACCAAAAGCCATGTTATCGTGACCTGTAGTGTTTGCAAATAAAGCTTGATAACCAAAAGCTGTGTTATTATCTGCTGTAGTGTTTGATCCTAAAGCATAAGCACCATAAGCTGTGTTATTATCTGCTGTGGTGTTATCCTCTAAAGCTGTGTATCCTGTTGCTGTGTTAAATGAGCCAGTAGTGTTTCTTCTAAGAGCATCAACACCTGAAGCTACGTTAAAGCGTCCAGTAATGTTAGTAGTTAAAGACAGTTGACCAATTGCTGTATTATAATCACCTGTAGTGTTTGCAAATAAAGCTTGATAACCAAAAGCTGAATTATTACTTGCGGTTGTATTGTTATATAAAGATGCGTTACCCATAGCTGTATTACTAGCACCTGTTGTATTAGTAAATAAAGCTTCTCTACCGACCGCAGTATTATCACTTGCGGTTGTATTATTAGCTAAAGCACTTGTGCCTACTGCTGTATTAACATCACCTGTAGTGTTTGCACCTAAAGCAGACGTACCGACCGCTGTATTATTAGACGCTGTAGTATTTGCGTCTAAGGCAGAAGCTCCTACTGCTGTATTACTTGTACCTATAGTATTAACTTGTAATGAAGTATGTCCTACAGCTACATTTGAATGTCCAGTAGTGGTATTTTGTAAAGCACTTCTTCCAACACCTGTATTATTTGATGCTGTAGTATTATTAATTAAAGCTCCATAACCAACTGCTGTATTTTGGTCTCCAGTTGTATTAGCATTTAAAGCAAAAGCACCAACTCCTGTATTTTCACCTGATGTAGTATTGGCAGAAAGTGCATCATGTCCTAAAGCTGTGTTGTTATTACCTGTTGTGTTAGCATCTAAAGATGTAGAACCTACAGCTACGTTTTGAGCACCTGTAGTGTTTGCTGTCAAAGCATCTCTACCAACTGCTGTATTACTAGAGCCTGTGGTAACAGCATTTAAAGCTCCTGAACCAACAGCAACTAGACTACTTGCATTTGATGTGTTTCTAGCAGCAGCAAATCCTATAGCTGTGTTATAGGAAGCTGTTGTTTGACTATCTAAAGTAAGATAACCTATAGCTATATTTCCTGTACCTGTAGTGTTTGCTGTAAGTGCAGCACTTCCAATAGCAGTATTATTATCACCAGTTGTTAATGCAGCAAAAACACTATCACCTAATCCTGTATTATTAGTAGCAGCATCTAATGTACCTGTACCTGCGTCTTGGCTAATTAAAATACTGTTAGTAAAGTTAGTAATATCAGCTTTTATAGTTACGCCATTGATTGTGCTTGAACCTGTAATAGCTCCGTCTACTTGTAGGGTAGAAGCCATATCTACAGCACCATCTATATCTACTACATCTAGGTTAGTAGTACCATCTACGTCTATATCGCCTGAGATGTCTAGTGAGGTTGCTGTTAAAACTCCAGTTACACCTAAAGTACCACCAACAGTCATATCGTCAGTTACGGTTAAATCGTCTTGTACTTTTAGATCTACAACGCTAAGACTAGCAAAAGCGTCAACAACTGCTGCTCCTGCTCCTGCTCCGTCTGAATAAACTACTTTTACGTCTCCTGGAGGGATAGTAATATTAGCTCCGCTGCCTTGAGAAATGTTGATTGATTGAGATCCAGATGTTGCGTTTTCTATAATCCAGACTTTTGATACAGTATTAGGTGCAATCGTAAGAGTTCTAGTAGCTGTTAAGCTAACGCCAGAAGTTATTTTAAGGTACAGACTTCTAGCTGGATCACTTGCTCCGTCTGCTATTGTTGTAGTTGCGTCTGCGTCTGAGCTGAATGAAGCTTGAGTACCGTAACTGAAAGCTTCTGCTATTAATTCTAAATTGGTATTAGTTGTATCACCCCAAGTTCCAGACTGGTCCCCGGTGGCCATCTCCTCTAATCTTAAATCGTTTACATATGTACTTGCCATTTTTTTCCTCTTGTCTTAAGCGACTTCTTCCCAGCTAGGAGCTTGGGCTTCATCAATCTCTGAGAATGATGATGTTTGCGTATCTGTTATATTAGTATAGTTTGGAGTTTGGTTTTCATCAATAAGAGACCATACTAAAACTTTACCAACATTTCCTGTTGCGCTGACTCCGGTTAGTATAACATTCGCATCAGCGTTTTGGGTAACATTTCCTAAAGCAGATGTGGCTGATTGTCCTGTTACATCAATATTAATTGATAATAATACAGTTACTGATCCTAAACCGCTGGTAGCTGCTAAACCTGTTACGGATATATTGTTATTAGTAACAAGTGTAATACTTCCTAACCCAGAAGTTAAATCGAATCCTGTTACATCTACATTTGCTGCTGCTCTTGGCGTTGCTGTACCTAAAGCACTCGTTGCAGCTAAACCTGTTAAGCTAACATTTGCCTCCGCATCTATTGCAGGCGTTCCTAAATCAGATGTACCAACCTGGCTAGTAGGAGTTACGTTAGCTTTAGCAATAGTTGTAACAGTTCCAAGCGCACTTGTTAGCTCTAAACCATCTACGCTTACATTTGCTTCTGCGTCTACAACCGCTGTTCCAAGCGCAGATGTAGCTTCTTGACCTGTAGGCGTTACGTTTGCTTCTGCTTGAATTTGTACTGAAACAGTACCTAATTGACTGTCTAAAGACGGTACTACTGCTACGGCTTGAGCATTTACGCCTACACCATTTACAGCTGCTGTAGCGGATTGGCCATCTAAAGTTAAATTAGATTCACCTATTACAGCTACAGTACCTAGCGCAGATGTGCCTGCAAAGCCTGTCAATACAACAGGTGCAGCTTCTCCCCAAGGGCCTTCACCCCAAGTTTGTCGACCCCATCCTGTTATTAACGCCATTAGATTATTTTAAACAAATAAAAGCCCTAGAACAATTACGTTCTAAAGCTTTCATAAATAAACTAATATTTAAGCGATTCTTATAATCGCTGTACCTGAAGCTGCAGCTGGAAATACGATTGTAAAGTCGCCAGCAGTAGATGTTTTATCGCCACCAAAGTCGATTGTTGCTACAGATTTGTTTGAATCACTTGAGTTATAAATCATACAACCTCTAGCTGTAATAGTAGCTGTACCAAATGTTAGATCGTTAAAATCACAAAAAGCAGTTGTTCCAGATGTTGTTGGAGTTACGTTGGTTAAATTAGCTCCACCTGAAGTGTAGTTAGTTCCAGAAGCTTGACCTGTAGTTGTAAAGGAAGTTGTAGTAGCTCCTAAAGTAGCTGAAGATGTGTATAAAGCTAACTTATAAGTATCGCCTGCAGTACCTGCTGTAAAATTATGATTTCCAAGCAATAGCTCTTTTTTAAAACTCGTTGTAAGTGTTGATGTAATTGCCATAATTATAGTTTCCTAATTAAATCAGCAGCTTCTTTTAGATCTGCTTTTTCTAATTGATTGTTAATTGTTATCCTATCAGATTTTATCGCATTTTGCATATAATTGTTAATAACTTTTTCAATATTGTCTCTATAGGCTTTTACTTGCTCTTTTACATTTTCTGGAGCTTCATCGCTTACTTGTATTATTTTATCTATACACAATTTAGCCCAAAATTCAGTTGGATGACCGCCCTCGTCTGTAGTATGAACCTCTAACATACCAAGCTCAGGACCTGCTTTGTAACTCATTACCATTTGTTTGGCTCTCCTACTTTATTCTTTTTTAAATGTGTGTCGTTTCTGTCTATAAGAACTGGCTCTTGTTCTTGCTTTAATTGCTGTAATTGACTTTGTTTTTTTGCTATTAAAACACCCTTTTCATTTGCAATTACAACTAAAGGATCATCTAAACGATGGTATCCGTACAGCTTTTCACTAGCAGGAACGTTTGTATCTAGCAATCCACTTGTTGCTGCTACTTCTACCTGTATGCCATTAAACATAGCTTTACTTAACCAAAACTCTACACATGCTCTACCAGATTCAGCAAAATGCAAATTGCCTTTATAACTAAAATCTATACCAAACATTTTTATTTTTCCAACTTTATTCCATACAGCAAAAGCTACAGCAAAAGCAACCGTATTATTAAGATAGTGTGATCCACATCCTGCTAAAACTTCATCTATAGGATATTCAACAAGTCCAGGACACCTATCATCCAGTTCGCATGTATATATAGGTCCTTGGTGTTCTTGTAGCATTTTAGCCATACTGTCTGTTTGACCACCAGCATCTTCTGTATCTAAAAACCTAGATGCAGGATCCATCATAAACACTCTGTCATGGTATATAACAGAAGCAACAGAATTTATTGCCCATACTTCGTCAAAATGTGATCCGTGTGATTTTGCTAAATTATAATCAAACCAGCTTTTGCCCATGCCGACAATAGCTACGGTTTTACCTTCAAGTTTCTTGATTGGTTTCATATCTTCTCCTTTTTTGTAAGTTTAAGTAACTTGCGTTCTTAACGAATCATATCTGTATTCGTCTTGACGTCCTCTAGCTTCAGCTAGGTTTTTCAATCTTGAAACCTCTTGATTGAATCTGTTTTCATACAAGGCCATCATATCTTGTTCGCCTTTCATGAAAGTATAAGCCTCTACTAGACAACCATATAATAAAGCATTTCTAGCATTTTGTGAAAGCCAAGTACCAGATGTTTGACTGGTTAAGCTTGCTGGCTCATATAAATAATGTAACTCTACGTTATAATCTTGATCAGGAACAGGGGCTACAATAAGCGTAGAGCCGTTGTCTGATCCTGTTGATAATTCTTTATCAAAGTCTGCGTAGTATTGTGGAAGTCCTCTAGCATTTGTATCTGTAGGATCTGGAGCATATTCACGCATAAAAGTGGTATGTTTTTTCTCTAAATAATTGTAATCGCCATTACCATCAATAACAGCCAAAGAAAATGACATTTGAAAATCGCTTGGGGCTGTTAAATACGTATTACCAGTAGTTAAGTTACCAGTAACGTTTTTTCTAAAAAAATCTAATTGTATTAGGTGAAACAATCTTTCCTCAGCATTTACAATAAAATCATCTAACGTATTAACAAACGTAGTTTCTTCGTTTTCAGTAAAGTTTTGAATAAGTGTTTTTAATTCTGCTAAAGTCATGTTGTAGTAATTGTAACCTCCCCAACAGCTCCTGTCATTTCAGGAACTACAAAATTAGAACCAATAATAGAATCGTTCATAAACGATGGTAAAAATATATTTGATACAGTAACAACAACAAAACCCTCTCCAACTTCTTTATCGGTATTTGGTCTTGGTTTATATAAAGCCTGCGGATCAGCTGGAGCCGTATGCGGTTCTAGTTGAGGATGTTTTGTTTCAAAACATTCTGGACAAGTTTTTAAACCGTTCCATTCTTCTTTTAAAGAATGTAAAGGATATTCAAATGCGCATCTATCGCATAAGGCTCTTGCAAACTTACCACTTGCATATGCCATATTAACCTACGCTGTTAAAAGGTCTTATTCTAAAGGATGCTCTGTCTTCATCTGTCGACATAGCTCTATCAAACTCTTCTTCATAAGCCTGTTTTAATAAACCAACTCTATCTGGAGCTTTTTTCATAGCAATATAATAAGCTAGACCTGCTGCAAAACAAGGGTAAAACCTAAACGGCATATCCATTGTATTGGTACCAGCATCTGCATCATCCATTCTTACCAATTTATTAAACACCAACACATCTGTACTATTTTCCGGAACAGGCCAAACTTTGATAGCAGGTGTAATACTCTTATCAATAAAAAATTGAGAAGGTCTAGCTTGAGTTGTTTTGTTTGGTATATTTAAGTATTCGCTTCTACTTAATCTATCCATTGATATATCTGTTTGAGTTCCGTTTACGGTTCTTCTGCAAACAACATCTAATACATCAATAACATTTGTATTTAAAGAATAACTTGCAGTTCCTTGCGTTACAGTTTCGGTTGCTTGTTCTATAGTCCATTGATTTAAACCACGGTTAGCCCATTCAGCCAACATTAGATTGATAGATCTACGAGCTGTTTTTAAATCGTAACCAGTCCTAAGTTCAAGCCCGCATCTTTCAAATGCTTCTTCTACAAACTCAGCTACGTTTGGTTCAAAATCTGTACTACTGGATGTTGTCATTTTTAACTGTATTGACCTCTTCTTCTATTGCAGTTGCCAGCTACAGGTCCTCCCATAGCATAACCTTTTTTAGCACATCCGCCTTTTCTCATTTTTTTAACAGGTCCACCATAAGCTTTTTTATTTTTCTTTCCTAAAGCTTTAAAATCTTCACCCTCTAAAACTTTTGGGTCTCCAGCTATAGCTGCTATTTTTTTCTGTTTTGGAGAATATTCTCCATATTTTCCTTTCGGCATTTTTTTCTCCTAATAAAATTTGGTTAATTTTCTTCTGTTATTCATTACTTTACCACACCCTTTAGCCGTTCTTGAACAAATAAGTCCTCCGGATGCTTTTTTTATTCTATCATTTTTCCAACTAATACGTTTAGGCCCTGTTTTCTTTTTTGCGGCATCTGTACATTGAGCCATCGTTGGCCTACAAGCTGGATATCCTTTACGCTTTTCGCCTTTTTGACGACCACAAGGTTTTCCGGTTTTACAATCAACCCAGCCTTTGCCTTTGTTGCGAGAAAACCATTTTTTTAATCCTTCTTCTGCCATTATCCTAGTTTCGTCTTTTTTCTTTTACCTTTAAGCAAGTTACTAAAGCCTCTAGGAGTTACAAAAGTTATCTCGCCTCCAGTTGATTTTTTTTGCCTTGATTTATTGCCCCAGTTAGCGGCGCCAACTTTTCTGCATTTAACTAAAGCGCCACTTGCATATGCAGATGGCCAAACTTTATATCTAGCTTTTACTTTTTTATAACAAGCGTCTTTTTTTGTTTTGTTTTCAGCCATTACTTTCTTTTTGATTTAGCTCCAACGCATTTCCATCTTTTTCTTGATAAATTGTTTGGAGTATTAGGATCGTTTTGTTTTTTCTTAGGCAACCTTTTCTTTATACCAAGACTTCTTGCGCAATATGAATCACCTTTAGATGTTCCTGGTTTTACTCTTGGACCGCCACCCTTGGCTTTCCCTGCTTGACCGTAACTAACTTTTTTACCAGAAGCGGTTACTTTAACTTTTGCTTTACCTTTTCTAGGTTTTACTGGTCTGCCTACATTTCTTCTTGTTGCCATAATTACTCAGGATAAGGTCTATTTTGTATTAATAATAAATCCAAAGCAGCAGAAACGGTAACTGTTCCTCCTGCCGAGTCTGCTTGAGCTCTAATTTCTAAATCTGTTTTTTCAGTAAATTTTAAAGGATAAGGATACATAATAGTACTATACCCCTCACTTGATAAGACTCTGTCTTTTACATTAAAGACACCACCATAGGGTCTAGCTACTAAACTTAAAATTGCAAACTTACCTGCTGAAGAAGATGCTGATACATCTTTTTGAGTAACATAGCCAGTATATCCTCTAGGTATAGTATAGGTCATCATTAAGGTTTGATTATCGCCTATACCTACTGTAGCGTATTTGTTGGTAGGCACTCCACCTGAAGGTGTTGCTTCTGTTCCTACATATAAAACACCAGCGTTAGCACCGCCACTACCAGCAGTATTTACTACAATTCTATTAACTCTAAACCAAGTGCTGCCATTTAATTCAACACCTGTTTGACCATTTAAACTTACGGTTTCTACTTTTTCATCAAAATTATTGTCTAGCCCACTAACGGTTACAGTTCTTGCACCAGTACCTGCTACTGTATCATCAGTAGAAGAGCTAGATATATAAAGAACTGAAGCTGAACTTAAATATGAATATAAACCACCTTGAGCCCATACGGTTGCTAAATTGGTATCTATAGCAGAATTAAAGCCAAACTTGTGTACGCTTTCGTGAAAGCTTATTTGATCTCTTGCTACCTGTAATTCAAAAGGCTCAGAAGTACCAACCCTTGAAATTGATGATACTTCCTGAGCCATAACTTACGAATGAAAGACAGTTACTCTATCTATATTGCTTAATACAACGTGAATACCGTCTTGAAACAAAACACCAGAATCTGGAATATTTAAAGTTTCGGTATCGTTTGCGTTGCAGGGAGCAATTAATAAGGTAGAGCCTGTAACAGAACCGTCTCTAAAAGTAACAGTACCGTCAGAAGTTCCACCAGCAATAATATAACCTCTTAACCTTGATCTACCGTTTTGCAATACTGCACCGCCAGTAGCAGCTGAGGTTGTTGTTGCTGTCTTTACATCTGAACCTACAATTCTACCTGCCATAATTATCTCCTGTTATTAAGCGTCAGCAAATGGAGTTACTAAAGTTCCTGATCCAAGCGTAATACCTTCTACAGCATATTTAGCGCTTGCAATTGCAGTTACTGTAATAATGCTTCCTGCTAATCCACCTTTAGTCGTACCATTTAGGGTAATAACGTCATTGGTAGCTCCTGAAATAAAAGTTTTACCAGTTGCATTATTTACGCCAGTATACAAACCACCAACAAACTTATCTGTACCGTCTGTCTTTATATCAACATCAGTAGCAGCAGTTACAATTACAAACGTAAATGTAGCTCCTAGATTATTGGTTTGATTTGGGTCTGTTGGATCGCTTGGAATTGTAGTAATAATTGAAGGTAAAGTAAATTTACCGTCTGCATCATTACATAACAATATTTTTCCTGCGTGTGCATCTACAGTTAAAGTTGTATCAGCAGTAAGGCTTACAGTAGCATTACTACCAGCTGAAATAAATCCTGCCAAAGATTTGACTGGACCTGAAAAAGTTGATTTAGCCATTATTTTCTCCTAACTAAATTAGTTATACCATCTTTGGAGTAAGTCTGCCGAGCCAGTTGGTATAACAAGTTACCTCGGTTTAGTATAACTATACTACTTTATAGCTGTTTGTTAAAGTGTTCTTTTGATTCTAATATGGCTTCTCTAGAATTATATAAAGCCTGATAGGATTTTTTTATTTTTGGATCTTTGCCGTATTCGTCTAACATATCTTTACCAATCATTTCTAGTAAAGATATTACGGTTGTTATTCTTCCTTGTATGTCTTGTTTCTTCTCGCTCATTTCATCTCCATAAGATTCTATTTTTTGTCTTATACTGTATCCTCGCATAACATTTTTTAGATTTATTAGTTTTTTATCTAAATCTGTATAGGTTTCCCAGTCTCGTATTTCTTTGACACTTCTTCCACATCCTTTGCATATTTCATCAAAAGGAGCCATAGAAGTGCTGCACTTTCCTACGCAAGGAGAGTTTGACATGCTATTGCTTGAATGCAAAACAGTATATATTTTCATAATACTTTATTTATTAGCTTCTTAAATTCTACAACAAGAAACTAAATATAGGTAGCTTTTTGTAAAATTAAATTTTAGACAAAAAAAAGGGAGCCGAAGCTCCCTTTAAGGAAAATTTCCGTATTAAGCACCTTGAGATGCGAATACTGCTCTCCAGTTTGAGTAACCAAAAGAATATCTTTCTCTTGCTTTATATCTCATATTACCGGTATCGAAGTCTCCTTCGAGTGCAGTTTGCATTGGGCTTCTTTGGAAATGCTTGAATCCATCAGGACAATCTGTTTTCAAGAACCAAGCATCAGTATCTGTTAGATAGTGGTTGACCACATATCCTTCAGGAACCATTCCCATATTTTTAATCGCATTGATATCATTGTCAGATGTACCAACTCTACCAGGAGTTTGTAGTAATCTGTCAGCAACAAATTGCAATTGAGGTGGAACAATCAACTTAGTACCTTGTAGAGCAATAGCTAATTGTCTGTCGTCAGTTAAAGTTGAGACAGAAATTAACGCATCTTCTAAAGAAGTCTCGTTAAGGTCTGAGTATGTTGAAGGTCTGTTACTTGCAGTTCCACCGCCACCTAGAGGGTGAGCGTTAGAAACAAGAGGTTGACCGTCGCCACCTGTTACGTTGGAATCAAAAGCGTTGTTTAAAACAGCCGCTGCTTTGATTTGCTTAGTATTTGCCATAGATCTAGCCAAGGCTTTTGTATACCTTGAACCAAGTCTATCATATAGATTATCTTCAACAGCTTCTTCTGTTAGCGCAAAAGCTAAAGCAACTGTTTCGTGGCTGTAACGTGATGTGTAGCCTTCAGTAGCGTTATCAAACGATACTCCAGCTCCTTCAGCTTTAACTGAAGCGTTACCAAAACCAACGATCATTACTTCTTCTTCAAATGCTCTATCTGAAGATTCTGTTTCGTAGATTTCTTCGTGTTCTGAATCATACCTAGCGTATTCCATGCCGAATAGGGCATTTAGACCAGGCTCTAATTCTTTCGCTAATTGGGATCTATTAATAGCCATCTGTTATACCCCTGTTGTTTGTGCATAGAAATGCTCGTTAATTTTAACAATCAAGTTGACGTTTGTTGAAGCTGAGCCAGTACCTAAAGTGCTGTTCTCAGGATCAGTAGAAACACCCACAATTCTTAGCTGAGCTGAAGTAGCAGCAGTAGTGCCACTAATTTCAACAGCTGAGATGCCTGTTATTGTTGAACCAGATGTGTAAACAATGTCAGCGTTATTACCAACAACTGTTTGTACTACTGAACCAGTAGCAGCTGATTGAACTTCAAACAAGGCATTTGGGTCGTCAACTACGAATGCCACCGCGTCAGATGTCACAGTTCCATTAGGCCAGTATGGTGAAAAAATCACATCGCCACTTGAATCTGTATATTGACATCCTCTAAAGACTCCCAAAGCTTGATCGCCAGCAGCAGCTACTAAAATAGTACCTGTGTTAGCCATCTTCACTAGGTCGCCTGAAAAAATGTTTCCGGATGCTCCACTTGCAATTTTGTACTCGGTTACTCCTTCGTTGTTGTAATTCGAGCCTAACTTGCTAGATGGTTTTAATCCGAAAGGTGCATTTTGATTAGACATAATATTACCTTTTAAATAAAGTTAGTTTTTGACAGTATTAGAATTAACTTCTTTTACCGCCTCCAAAAGTTACGCTTGTAGATCTCTGAGGTTTTAACATCGGAGAACTTGGATCGGATTCCTTCATTAAATCATTATCAATAGCTTCTTGTTGCTGTTGAGCACGGTCATGATAATAGGCGTTTCTTTCATCACGTGTTTCATTTGGAATCTTAGCCAAAAGCAAACCACCCACGGATACCACACCAGCGTGCTTTCCATCGTCCATCGTTGGAAGTTCAAAGTCCCCAAGTTCATCGGCATGTACGAGTTCAAAACCCTCACGTAGCCTAGACATTACGTTCTTTTTATCTTCCTGACCGACAATTTCGGCTCTTATCCACCTGTAGGAATAACCTTCAGGTGCTGGTGGTGTCTCCAACATAGATGGGGGACGCCAAGGTTTGCGAGCAGTATCTTTAGCTCGAGTTTCTGCAGAACGAGGAGTTCTGTTGTTTGTTTTTTTATCTTCAGTCATTATTGCTTACCTCTTAATATATTTAGCATATTCTTGAACTGGAACATTCAAACGACGTGCCATTTCAACTTCGCTTTTAGTAAGCTTAACTTGTCGTTTGCGTCCAGAGCCACTATTACCACTTCTAACAGCAGGAGCAACAGTTTGTTGCATCTTGTTGTTTGTTGCAGTCCCCTCGAATTTGTGAGGGAATTCAACTCTGATACGTTTATCTATTTCATCATAATACATTGTGTCGCTAGGGTCAAAGCCTTCTTCTTCAACAAGTTTACGATGTATGTTAAATGCGGCCAAAGTCATAGTTTCATCTTGGCCAAACCATTCATTTTTACTGGCCCAATCTTCTGCAGCAGGATCCGGTTCTGGGGCTGCTTGCTGAGGAATAGGTTGTTGTAAATTGTTTTGTTGAGGAACTGGAGCGTCATAATACTGAGGCTCTCTTTGTATAGTCATCTTGTTGTTAGCTAACTTACTTTCTTCAACAGTAATCTTATCTAGTATTTCTTGAGCTTTAGTTACTTTATCCCAATCTTGTTCTTGATACGCATTTTTCAATACTGAATTAGCTTGGGCTCTTTGAGACTTTAATCTGTTTTCAGCCTCAGAATAGTAATTTTGATTTAATTTAGAAGTGCTAGTTTTTAAATTTTCATTTTCTGCTTGTAAATTTTTTGCATATTCATAAGCAGATTGAGCAGCTCTTTCTTGCTCTCTCATTTTTTTAGTTAAATTAGCAATTCTTTTTTGAACGCTTTTAGAATAGTTTTCTAACTCATCTTCTTTAGAATCTTTTTCAGATTCTTCTTCAGATACGTTTTCTATTTTAGATTCATCGGAAGATTGTTCTTCTTCAAGCTCAACAACCTCTCCTTCTTCTATCTGGTCTTCGGCTTCAGCAGCCATTACTTTTTCTTCTTGCATGATTTCCTCACGTTATAGCGTAACGATGTCATCAGGATTTTGTATAGTCGCGATAACTTCGTCGTCGTTTATAATACGGCATTCTGCATCGTCGCCAAGCTTAAACCTAGCTCCTGCATATCTACCAATTAGTACCCATTGTTTTTCTTGGCACCAGGGCGTATCGCCAAATTTTTCTTTGTCTTTGTAGCAAAGCGGTCCCATTTTTACAACGTAAGCAACAACAGATGCTAACGCTTCTCTATCAACGGTTTGCTTTGCTATATGAATACCACCTTTAGTAACCCCTCTACCTTTATAAGGCAGAATAAGTATACGCCAGCCACTTGGCTGAGGCATTCTTTCTATTAAAGATTTATCCATTAAGGTTGGATCTAGCACCCTATCTTCAGGACTTACAAAAGCTTTATCAGTTTCTGATTCAGTTTTTGTTACTTTCTCCTTAGTATTTCTTTCCTTCTCTATATGGTCAGGTACTATTACTTTGCTCTTCGTCGTCATTTTCTACTATCCTCTCTAGCAATTCTCTAAATTCTTCTTCTACGTCAACGAGAGAATTGTAACGCCCACGTAGATATTGATAATCATCAAAATTTTTGCACCCATTCAATATTTGAGTTTGGGTGTCCTCTTTCTTTTCTTTTATAGCCTTTTTAAATTTTTCGGCTATCCAAAGAATCGACATTTAATAAATGCCTGAAAACTTGCCGCCAAATTCAGCAGCGCCCATTCCTCTAGCTTTGCCCTTGCCCATTCCTGGCTTAGGAGCTTTGCTAACTGAAACTGTTTTATAGTCGCAAAGGTCTACTTTACCTTTGCCAGTATAATCTTGTTTACCCTTATTAACGGATGGAGTTTTCAATTTACTTGCTTCTGTTCTTTTAATCATATGTTTATCCGATTTGTTTTAAACCAATATCAATTAATTTTAATTCTTTTTGTTGCTCAAGTCTATCTTGAGTCGAATCGTCTTTCATTTTAGCAATATCTAACTGAGTTGCAATACGCTCTCTATCAATACGATCTTGTCTCATTTTTTCTTCAGCTCGCATTTGCTCTTTTACTTCAAACTGCTCTTTGTCTTGTTGTAACTCTTGACCTTTTAACGCTAGCTCTTGTTTTCTTATTGCTACAAGAGGATCTTCTTGAGGTGGAGTTGCAACTTCTTGAGAGAATTGTTGCATCAGCTCGCTCATAATTGGCGAACTAAATTGAGCTAACAAGTCGTTTGCTTGTTGCGTTATTTGCGCTGCTTCTACAGGCGACATTTGCTGGGCCTGCTGTTGAAGCTGCTGGTATTGTTGCAGCGCTTCAGGTGGCATCTGCTGTTGCGCTATGGAATCAGCTTTCATTTGTAAATGCTGCATTATATGAGCATGAACATTAGCTTGTACTTGCGCATTCATCTGCACCGGCTGCATATTCAGTAGATTCATATGAGTGGCTATATGGGCATCATGATTTTGTTGCATGAATGCTTGAGCCATTCCACCAGCCATTAACGTAGAGTTTTCAAAACCAGATTCTACAGGTTTTGGCTGCGTATCAGGTGGCGGTATGAGTAAAGAATCAATATTATCAACACCTAAAGCAGCATACATTCTGCGATAGGCTTCATAGGTTCCGTTAGGACCATGTATTTGCGGGTTAGATTGAACTAACTGCATCATCTCTTGAGCCATTACAATTCTTTGGCTGGTTGAGAATATATCTGGGTTAGATACTGGAAAAACATCTACTCTATCATCAAAGTCTGCTTGTTTAATTTGCATGTTGCCGCCGGATACCGCATACGGATAAACAGGTGGCAAACTTTTTGCAAATATAGTTGCAAGCAAGTCAAATTCTTTTTTCTGCGCTGAGTGCAATCTTTTATGAATAGCAGATAAAACTTTAGTTGATCGTTCTAATAAAGCTAGAGTTGTTCCTACCGGAGCTTGGCTATTACCCTCTCCAACATTTATTTCTGCAATAGATGCAAACCTTTGACCAGACTGAACCAATAATCCTAATAAATTAAGCAAGGTTCCGCTTGGCTCTTTAAATGGTAAAGGTTGAATAGAATCTCTTAAAGATCCACCAGGAGCATCTACGTCTCTAAATTCACCTGGTTGTATTGGCGAATCTTCATCTCTAATTCTAATACCTCTAGCTTTAAAACCAGCAGGTAAATTAGCTAAAGTACCAGCGTCAATTAATTGTCTAACAATAGATGTTGACGCTTTAGATAATCCGCCAATCATATGTGTTAAACCAAAACCGTAAAATCCTAGACCTGGTAAAAATTTAAAATGTACGAAGTATTCAATCTTCTCTTTCATCGGATCGTCTTCGTTAAAGTTTCTTCTAATAGATAAAATGTTTTCGCTGTTTGAATCTATTGTTACGATATAAGGCAGCTTAACTTCTGTAGGCTCGCCGTTTTCATCCACATCTTCAAAGCCTTCTAAGTCTAAATTACAATGAACTTCGTATAAATTACAAACCTCACCTGTATCGTAAGAAGGAGAAACACCTTCTAGTTTTTCTAATTCTGTATCAACGCTTGAATAATTTTGCGGATCATCTCCAGCTCTTACGTTTACGTTTTTATAAAAACCAATAGCTTGTAATTTTTTAACATCGTTCTCTGGCATTTTTATTAAATGCGTAATACGAGGACAAGATTCTAAATCAGTCGTATAGTAAGGAACGATTAAATCTTCTGGAGCTACAAATTTAGATACAGCTCTTTGCATTGTTTCATCGTAATAAACTTTTTTAAATGCGCTACCTGCTAACGGCAAATAAAATAACATTTGGTCAAGCTCTTCGTCATACTCTTCCATAACGTGAGTAATCTGATAGTTCATAAACTCTTTGACTCTTTGAGCCTGCTCTTCTACGGCTGCGTTGTATTCGCCAACAACTTGAGTTTTAACCGGACCTTGAGCTGGTAATAATTCTTTATAAGCTTGAGCTTGAAACTGAGTAACGGATTCTCCTAATAACGGATGAATAACACTTGAAGCACCTTCAAAAGGTTCTGATCTTCCTTCTTCAAACTTCATACCAAGATACTTAAGTCCATCGGTATAAGTTTTTTCCCAGTCTTCTCTTGCAGACTTATCGTTTTCTATAGCTGCTGTAAGCTCAATATAAATTTTATCTAGCTCGCTATCAGAAACAACTTCTGCTAAATTTTCGCCAAACCCTAAAGATGGCATTTCCATTTCTGGCTCACCTAAAATAACAGAACCATCTTCT